GGCTTCCTCTTCAGTGTTCTGCTTCCACTTACTACGCAGATATCTGAAATCTGTTAGTGTAGCTTGCAACGTACCTAAGATACTAGCAAGACGTACTTTTCGTTTGAGTGATTCTACTGTGTCATTAGCCCTGACAACAACTTCCGATAGGTTACAGAACTGATTAGGTCTTAGTATGATTTCACTACAGGGGTTAGTGCCGAAGTCATAGCTAGAGTCTCGCCTACCATTCTTCTCTGCTTGACGTTGACTAGCTACTCTGCTGAAGAACCCACGCTCACCACTCCTGCTTTGATACAAGCTTGACCATTCATTTAAGAATGCCTCAAAGTCAGGCTTCTCTGTGTAGCATGCACTGTTGTTAGCTAGTCCACGCTGAGGGTTATCTAACCACCACTGTCCTGTCTTGGCTCTTCTAACGCGATCATCGGTGAGGTTACTGAGACTGATAAGAGCCGATCTTCTGACTCCTCCAACGATAACGATTTGTGCAATCTTACAGCAGATATCGTGACATTCGATGGAAGACAGCTTTCTACCTGCGGCAGACCGAAAGACTTCAACAGTAAACTTGAAGAGGTCTTCGAGAGGTTCAGGGCCACTTGCTCGACCACCGAAGGTTTTAAGGGGTTCGCCCGAAGCTCGAACTCTAGATAAGTCCCACTTAGGAAGTTGACCACTATAGAGCATTGTGATAAGTTCACGGTAGGCTTTAGCCCATCCAATCTTAGAGTCGGCAACGTGGATGATTGTTTCTGTGTCATGGAAGTCCTCTGATACTTCAGGTAGTTTGTTTATGTACTGTCTCTCAACACTGAAGCCCGCTCCTGTACCACACATTAATACATACATCATTTCATCGAATGCTTTAGGGTGATCGATAGGCATATAGCTACAGTTGAATCCTGCTACGTTGTCTCTGTCTAACGCATCTCCTGCTGTCATCAATGCTCTCATAGAGGGCATGACTTCTAAGGCTGTGATAGCTTCTCTTAGCTCCTCACCTGTCTTATCGTCAAGGCTACCTCTGTTCTTAAAGTATGAGATGTACCTGTCTACTGTTTCATCCCATGTCTCTCGGCGTTGTTCATCAGGAAGATAACGTGCGTATCTACTTTTGTGAATGTAACTTTGATATACGTCCATTACTTCTTTTCCTTTTTATCTTTAGGTTTGTCTTTAGGTTTATCTTTCTTCTTGAATATAGCATCCCAGTTAGATTCAAATGTTTCTGGGTTTGGTATGGGTCTAGGGCTACTACCTTTACCTGACATACTATCCTCCTATTGTAATGTATCTGACAGTGTAGGCTCTCCTGAAAGTAGCCCTATCTTTGCTGACTCAAGTAGGAAGATAGCTTCTGCAATGCTAAGGCTAGTTCCTATTGTAGTATATCCTTCTCTATCATAAACAACTAAAGCAAACTCTGTATCTTTGTCATCATCTTCTAGTTGTAAACTGTCTATAGCTCCTGTTAGTTTCTCTAGGGTTGTCATCTCTTTCTTATCGAACTTACCGTCAACTACTTTCATATCTATACCTGTTCTTCTATTAGTCTTTCCAGATACCATTGAGCTTTCTCAAGGTCTTCCTTTGGTTTATTCTTATAGGTATATCGCCATAAGTATTTCATTGCGTTACCTTTAAGGTATCCTTTAAACTCTTGTAAAGACATAGACTCTTGTATTGCTTCTATGCATTCGATGTTACCTTTATTATAGTGGGGAGGGTCTTCTACCATTTGTTTGGATTCTTCTTCAGCCATCTTAGCTAGTCGCTTATGGTTGTAGTATCCTGCTGAGTGTGTAACCTTGTCCCACTCTTGAGGTGTTGCGTCATCTATACTCATTCTAAATCCTCTTCAAGTTCTTCGTAGCGTTCTTCAATCTTATCTTTAAACCTATCAACAATATCTTCACTAGCTATATCTAATACTTCTAGTATTGTGATTTCGTCTAGGTGTTTAAGACGTTCGCATACATCATTAAATGTTAGTGCCATACTTCTTCTCCAAGTAGGACATTGATACTGGCATCTCATCAAACTGTCCTTTGTCTACTTCGTGTAACATCCATATTCCACTCCAACTTCCGTTGGTCTGATGATTCAAATAGTCCTCATCGTGAGCGTAGTATATCCCTGCAAACAATCCTGTAATTCTAGTACCGTCTGCTTTCTTAGAGTAGGCACACTCTCTATCTTGAACATGACCCATGATACAACTTTGATGCTTCTTGGTTAGCATGGATCGTGCGCTACTTACTGGTCTACCCATGACACCACTAGTAAAGTAGTGACAATAGGCAACGTCATTGATGATGGCAGGTTCTAGGAAATCATACACTTCCCAACCATACTCATCAAGCTTAAAGTCTTCGTATCCTATGAGACCGTCTAGCTTAGCATCGTTCTCAATAGCACGTTCGATACGTTGTTCGTGATTACCGACAAGGAATACCATTCTAGGATTCCATACTTTCTTGCGGTTTTGACGTAGCCTTTTCTGCTCTGCCCTGATAGGACGGAGGAATGCTTCCATGCCTCTATGCCCTGCCTCGATGTCATTGGTGTAGCGTCTGCCCTCGAAGGACTTCTTGCCCACATCATACATCGATAACGATGGCATGTCCCAGTGGTCTCCCAGATGTACAATAACTTCTGGCTTCTTGGCGGCGGCGTACTTACCTGCCCACTCAAGGTGGTCATAAGATTGATCTGGTTTACATTGGGTGTCTGGTATTACTAAGTGTCTAACTGTCATTTGCTTTTCGCTCCTCACGCTCTGCGTTAGTCTTCTTCTGATGGCAAGGTTTACATAACACCTGTAGCCCCTCAGTTTCACAGAACATATTCTCTACGAATTTAGGTAGGTCTTCATACTTGCGGAGTGTACCTGCGGGTACGATATGATCTACCTGTACTTCTTTATCCTTGAACCATTGCTCACAACATGCACATTGGAACTCGAAGCGGTGTCGCTGTCCAACTACAGCTTTCTTTGCTTTAGCTTTAGCGGCATATCTAGGTGGGAATCTACGGTTCGCTTCTCTTAGTGCTGAACGTATGAATCCCCAATACCTTGCTTCTGTCCACTTACCACCTGCTCTGGTTCTAGGTACTCTAGGTTTCTTAGCCATTAACCTACCCTTACTTGAAGCTTCTCTTTAGTAACGATGTCTGCTGATGATGGTGGTTGTGGCGGGCTACTGCCGATAGGGTTCTTAGAGTTGTACTTAGACTTTCGTCTATTAGGATCTACCCACCATTCATCTTCATACCTGCGTAGGTAAAGCAGTCTAGCGTTCTCATACAACGAGTCTACATCACCTTTGTAGCAGGTTAAGACAGCTTGGTATAAATCTTCTTCTGTCTCACACCACTCTAAAGCGAGTGTTGCTTTTACCTCACCTATCCCTACGCAACCTTGTATGTTATCTACTCGGTCACCTGTTAGCATCTGCTTGTATAGAAAGTAAAGACCGTCCCATTCATTAACCTCATCCCAAACATACTTGCTAATGTTGAAGTGTCTGCATGGTACTTGAAGAAAGTCTTTATCGATACTTGCAATAACAGTATCTGTTCCTTGAGCGGTAGCTTCGATAGCGATAGCATCATCAGCTTCCTGACCCTCAACAACAATAGCATCCCATTCAGATATCATGTAGTCACGCAACAAGTAAAAGTGGGATGGTTTCTCTGAAGATCGTGTTCCTTTGTAGGGTCTAATTGTGGCTAATTCTTTTCTGAAGTTACCTTTGCCTGTTAGGTAAAGTTGATAGGGGACTGCATCATCACAGCCCCTTACCAAGATATCCAACACCAAGTTATTCAACTGAGAGAACGCTGTTTCCGCTGTCTCATCTTGACAGGCAAAGCCTATTCTATAACTTAGGATGTCGGCATCGATGAGTAACATTAGATTACATCATCCATGTCGATAGCCGCACCATCACCACCCTTATCATACACAGCTACCTCAGTAATAAGAAGCTTGGACAGGCTAGCTGATGTACCTTGCTTACCTTTAAAGTCCCAATGATAAGGCTTGATAGCGGCGTTAGCTTTACTACCATTACCTATGAGTGAAGAGTCTACCTCGTCTGTAGCAGAGAAGACAGGTTTGATTGGGTTGTTTGACTTAACAGTAACATAGTTACCTCGATCATCACCCTTGTTACGAACTGCAATGCCCATAGAGGACAGTACTTCAACTGCCTTAGAGGATAGCTTACTAACGTCCACCTGATACTTGCCTGACATATCGTTAGGCTTGTTCAAGAATGGCCAATGAAGTTCACATGATACTACTACTGGTTTATCGTTCATATTAATTTACCTTTGTATTTAACTATTAAGATTATGTTGCATTCTTTAGATTACATTAAACGTAATTCATTGAAAGTTAATTAATTATTTAACTTTATAGTAATATTATAGCATGTATTCAACCTCCTGTAAAGTCTTATTATAAAATAAATACACAGCCCCTCCCCTATAGTAAGATAATTAGTGAGTAGCACTCCAGTTAGAACCAACACGATACTCTGCATCCATTGGACAGCGCATGTTAAGCTCAACACCTGCATCTATGATTGCTTGTCGTGCAACCTGACCAACAACATCAGCATCTTCTGGTTTAGCTTCTATCTGAACCTCATCGTGTACCTGAGCAACAAGCTTATAGAAAACACCAAGCTCATCGAGTTTGTTACAGCAGTTACGAACAGCAACCTTCATAACAATAGCACCACAACTCTGTAGCAATCTGTTGAGTGCCTTGTAGTCCTCATCAACTTTAATCATACGTCCATCGATACCGTTGATGCGTTTGGTACGTTGCGCTACACCTTTAGCTTTATTGATTAGGTTGCGTAGTGATGGTAACTTTGTCAAGAAAGTATCTCGTATCTTCTTACCTTCTTTAGCACCACCGCCTACAATCTGACCAAGCTTAGCGTCACCTGCACCATAGATGAGACCATAGATCATAGTCTTAGCCATGCTACGCTCAGGTAACCCTGCCGCGTGTTGATTGAACGAGTGTATGTCACCCTCAAGTATCTGCTTAGTGTACTCATCGTCATTCATATAGTGAGCCAAGCATCGCAACTCTAGACCACTAGCATCACAGCCTATAAGAACATTACCCTCATCAACAGTGAAGCATTCCCTAGCAATCTTTAGGCTAGGTATCTGTGCAAGGTTAGGTTTATTATGCGTCATTCTACCTGTCACAGCACCACAGCTATTGACGTAGCCATGAATGCGATGTGTCTTAGGGTCTACATACTTGAGCCAACTGTCCACCATACCCTTTAGTTTAACCAAGCCTAGATACTCAGCACAAAGCTTAGCCTCAGGTAAGTCAATCTCTGCCAACGTACTCTCATCTACCATAGGCGCACCACTCGGAGTCTTCTTCTTCCACTTAACACCAAGCTTAGATAGACGCTTAGCAATCTGCTGTCTAGACCCTACGTTAAACGGCTCGACATTATCCTTGAGACGCTTGCCTGTCTTATCGCTAACGCGAATAGTAATGATAGGTGGAAACCTTTCTTGTAACTCTTCAGTTATCTCA